TCCTAATCCTATGGATCAAGTCTTGGCTCAAAGACTAGCGGGTACATCAGCGATAACCAGATGATTTGCCCTAAATGTCAGCAAAAGTAATCGCATCAATGTACATGGTCACGATCAATGCTCTGTCTGTGGTTCAGTGGTCGATGATTGCTGTCAAGGTGAACAAGCGATTAATCAACCTCGCCCCAATTGCTCTTTAGATCCTGGTCAACCTTACTCGGAACAGCCAACTCCAGACCCGTCTCCATAATTTTCTTGATTTTATGTGCTTGAATATCGCTCTCAACAGAGAAGCATAATTCATCATGAACCGTGATCAACGGAACAAGACCCTCGGAATAGCAATCCACCATCGCTTGTTTAGTCTGGTCGGCTGCCGAACCTTGGATCAATTTATTTAGAGCTTTGTATGTAAATGCTCTTCGAATCTGTGGCCCGTACTCACGTTCTGCATCTTCCCATTTCATAGGCTTGTTATAGCCAAAACTCCGTGGTTCCCACATATCGAATCGGCATAATCGCCCCTTGATCGTCCTAATCTTGCCATGCTTGGCAGCTCTCTGCATCACACGTTCTGCTAGGGTTTTTACAAAAGGTACACGTTCATGGTACTTAGCCATGAGAGCTTTTGCATCGTCTTTAGAAAGAACCAACTGACTTGCAAGTTTTGCCACTCCCATTCCATACATAATTCCCAGATTTACTGTTTTTGCCTCTTTACGAGATATGCCCGCCATGTCTGCCACCATCTGATGAAAGTCAGCATCACCTTTGTGATACTCGTCAATCACCTCATCAATCATGGGATGTCTGTCAGCTTGTCTAAGCACGGAGCAATAGTGAACCAATAATCTAGGCTCTTGTGAGGAGTAGTCAAAGCTACCCCACCTCTGCCCCTCTTCGGGTATAAAAAGACCCCGAATCAGCTTTTTGATTTCGGGGTCACGAGCAGGTATCTGCTGTAGATTTGGATTCGACGACGAAAACCTACCCGTGACTGTCCCCCCATCATCAGATCGTAATTGGTGAAATTCACAATGAATACGACCTTTGTGTTCATGCCTCAAGATACTATCGATAAATGTACTATCGGCTTTGTCTGCCTCTCGAAGTTTTACAATAGCCTGGGCAACTTCGTTTGGATGTGCTTGTAAGAATTGCTTGGTAAAAGAGGGTGCTCCTAGCTCCGTCTTCGGATAGTTTAAGCCTAATTCTTTAAAAACCTTCTCTACGGAGGCATTGGCCCACGGCTCAATGTCAACCTTTGTTTTTTTCTTGATAAAAGATTTTAATTCCTTGACACGTTTTTTCAATAGGGTCTTAGCCTGGTCTGCCTTGTCCAAGTCCACTCGAACACCTCTCTCCCTCATGTCAAGCATGATTGGTATCAACGCAAGTTCCATGTCAAAGACACTATTTAATTCTTCTCGATTGATCTCAATATGCAACCTTTCCCACAATTTTAGGGTCATGAGAGCGTCTTGTTCGGCATATGGCCCGACAAATTTCGGAGGAAGCCTCCACATATCGCTTTTGGGATCTATTCCAAAGTCTTTTGCCGCAGCTTTTAACATCTTTTCGTTCTTTCGCATATCGATGTAATCACGACCAAGATTGTTAAGACTATAACTAAATCTGTTTTCATTGACCACGGGGGCAGCCACCATCGTATCAATAATTAACCCCTTGACATCAACACCCTCGGTACGAAGCCATCCCGCATCATATGTTGCATTGTGCATAATCTTATCTATATGGGGTGTGTTCATCTGATCCTTAAACCAATTAAGGGTCATATCGGGATCAAGGTTGTGACCATTGGCATGACGAATAGGAAAATAACCCTGGTAATCACCTGTTGCTACAGCGATACCTATAATCTCTCCGTCGTTCCTTGCCCATCCCGGACCTAGTTCTTTTATGTTGGGATCTCTTGTTTCTAAATCCACAGCTATTTGTTTGCAGTGAGTGAGATCGGGAAACTCGGAAGGTATGTTCCAATCCACGTCAAGCACATCCATGCTTGTTCGTAAATCGTGCCCATACTCCTCGAAGCTTATAGTTTTCTTGTCGTTTCTGTCCTTACCCATCGTCTTCGCCCCACTCATCGTCTTCGCCCCAGAGGGCAGCATATCCCATTATGTCAACTAACGAATCTAAATGATTCGGGGTCTGTATCAATCGAGACATCTTTACGGCAATCATGCAGTGGTAGACTTCTTCTACTGTAATCTTTCTTTCTAAAATAATCGACCAGAACTTTGCGATACGTTCATGGTTTACTTGTGCATCTCCATATATTTTTGCCCGTTCTTTGGAGATTAACTGACTTGCCTGCTCTAGTAGTTGTTTTCTCTTTGCCATTATATATCATACCTGTATTTCTTTTGTGATTCAACGATGTGTAGGTTTTTCTTAACTCTTGTAAGACCCACATAGAAAACTCTGTGTTCATCGTCTTGGTCGGGATTCGTAACGCAGGGTTTGGTAGAGTCTAGGTGCACCACTACGTTTTCGTCTTCTCCTCCTTTCATAGCGTGAAATGTAGAAACTTTCAACCGTGGTCGCTCTGTTAGTATTTCGTCTCTTCTACGCAATGCACGGATGTAGTACTTCTCGTCGTTGCCTAAACGTAATATATCCAAGGCATCTGTATCTTTGCCTGCAAGTAATCCAAGGTTGTTTACAAGACTCTCATAGGTATAAGTAGCATCCACGGGTTCAGCATCAAGTAACGGAAGCATACCTCTTTTTATTACGGCTCCATCTCCCGTCTTCGGGGCAAGTTCATACAATCGCCTTACCTCATGTAATCCTATCTCGTCTCCTTTTTGCAACCCTTCCCAGATATTTATAGCCTCTGCTATTTCTTTCTTGACACTAGGAAATCCCTTGATCTCGTAGAATAGTCCTTGTTCACGAAGATCGGAGGCTATGTCTCTGGCAAAGGAGTTAGTTCGAGACATCAAGGTCCACGAACCTTGGCTCATGTCCATGTCATATGTGTCAAGATGAAAATTTACACTTCCTTGCTTATTCGTAGGATTAAAAATCTTTTCTTGTCGATTCCTTATTCTTTTAACCACGGACATCGATAGGTCAAACGCAGACTTGGGTAGTCTGTAACTTTTATCAAGAACACGAATTGTTTCAGAGCACTTCATAAATAAATTTACATCCACTCCCGCCCATTTGTGAATCGCCTGGTCATCGTCTCCCGCGAAGTATGTGTACTCAGAGTTGCTTGCAAGTAACTCAACCATCTTCCATTGCAACGGAACGAGGTCTTGAGCTTCATCTACAATCAGTATCTTTAACTTTGGAGTATTACCTTGCTCTACATATTTAGAGATCATATCCGTAAAAGACACTTTCTCTCTGTCAGACTTGAATGCTTTTAGTGCCTTATCTATTTTCTCAAGCATGAAGAAGTGAAGATCATACCTTCTCTGATCGTTGAACTCTTTCTCCAGAGGCACACATCGAAGGGCAGCTCGATCAATCATTCGTAAATATCTGTCGTTGTCTCTGCCTTGTGGAAGAATAAGACCCTCGTCTGCATCCGAAGACGTGATCCCATCGAAGTTCATGCCCATCATTCTGGAGAACTCTTTCCAATCCTCACGAGACATAAGATCAGCTTGAGCCAAACCCAAGCCGTGGTATCCAAGCGAATGAAGAGTACGGAAGTAAGGTAGGTCTTTTGGTGACAAATTAAATGCCGACCCTGCCCTCTCTACAGCCTCATTAACAGCCTTTCTAGTAAAAGATACATAACCAATCCTATCTAGTTCTATGCCCCGTGACAGAGCCTCTCTGACTATCTCAATGAGGGTATGTGTCTTGCCACACCCTGGAGGACCTAGTATTAACTCAGAACGGTATTTCATCTTCGGGCACCTCTGTAACTTCCTCTACACCATCAAACGCAGGAACCCACCAAACTCGTAACGTGGTTCTTGCTCCATCGGGTTTTCTAACACTCTTATGTCCGTTGCACTCTCCCCCATTGTTCAATTTCTTTAAACGCTCTTGTATCTGTGCCCTAGTAAAAGAAGTAAAGTTTCTCTGTTGAAGAAACTCCATCAGACCATTGATCATGAACATCGTTCTTCCGTCCTCTGTCCACGGCTTACCCATAAAC